CCACTCAAGCAGTGATGCGATTCAGACAAGGTAACTTTGTGACTCTAGAGGACGATTATGATGATCCTCCTCGAGATGATGTTTTTGTTGATGAAAATCGATATTATTAATGTTATAAAATCTAATGGCTGGTCAATTTAATAAAAAAGAACTGGAACTTTTAATGGGAGAAATAACTCGTTCCGAGCCCAATATAACTCCGGATCAATATAGAGAGCTTAAAGGCATGGAAGAAATGAAACCCGGAAGTTATCCTTTTCGATTTATGAAAGAAGCTCCCAGTGAAAATGAATTTATGAAGTTATTAGAAGCAGGTGTCAACGATACCAAGAAGGAAGGTATTATGACAGCCCAACAATATAAATTAGGTGGCGATTTAAATTATATTATTGAAATGATGAAAAACGAAACCGATCCCGATAAACTAGAAGAATTAAAAATGATGATTCGTGAAATGTTAGGTACCACTCCTTACATGTCCATAAGACAAGATCCTGTCAGAAAAGCAGCCGATGGTGGTTTTATGGAAACACTCAAAGACAAGTTTTCAGAGTTCGTAGATAAATTAAAAAGTGATGAGCCTAGATTTTTTGCAGGGCAACCTTTGAATGAAGCTGCCGAAAACGATCCGCGATATCAAGCAAATCTCGCAAAAAAAGTTTATAGAGATTTAGGTTACAGTGATGAAGAAATTGATGAGATTGTGAAAAAGAAAGCAGGAGATTTTTTAGAACTGGGTAAATATTTAAATCAAATTGAATCTTTAAACAAAGCAGAGGGCGGAATCGTTTCATTAAAAGACGGCGGTGATCCAGACGACGTGCCACTTAAAAAAACAATTAAGACTCCCTCAACTTATGGCAAAAGAGCAATTGAAGATTTTTTATTTGACGCGGGGTTCGTGAAGATCGATCCCGATACCGGAAAGCCTCGTGGTTCAAAAGGCGAGTTCAATAAATTTCTTTTAAAGAAAGGAATCAAACCGGGCTCTGAAGCAGGGACCACGGAACTAAATAAGATTCTAAAAAAATTAGGAAAGCCGATGTACATTTCATTAGAGATGGCACAAGGCGCTCAAGGGTTAAGTCTTGCAGAAGAAGCAACAGGTACAAAAAAAGGAACACTGGGAGCAGCACAAAGAAAAGATGTTTTTGAAGGTGTTGATCAAATAAGAAAAGAAGCAAACAAAATGGATTTTAAAAATACAGATCAAAAATATAATTTTATTAAAAAAGAAATTAAGAAGAAGTTCCCTGCTATTGGTGCCGCAACTTTAGCAAATCTAGCAAAAGGAACAGCTTTAGGTATGGGATTAGAAATGTTCATGCCTCAAGAGTTACAAGCAGCAACAATCTATTCACCCGAAGACATGGATAAAATGTTAGGGGAAATGGCAATCAGGGAGAAATTTAAATAATGGCAATCGATAAAAGAATTACAGGCGAAGCAGGCGAACTCGAGATCGAAGAGAAGGATATTACCGAGGTCCTTGATCCGCGGAACACGGAACAAGAATCAAACATTGTCGAAATGATGGAAGATGGTTCAGCCATCATCAACCCCGAAGACGAAGAAGCCGAAGTAGAATTCTATGACAACCTCGCGGAAGTCGTTGAAGAGTCCGAACTCCAACGGATATCCAACAAGTTACTCGGCGATTATGAAAATGCCAAAGACTCTCGTAAAGATTGGGAAGACGGTTATGTTAAAGGATTAGATCTTTTAGGATTTAAATACAGCGAACGCACACAACCGTTCCAAGGTGCAAGTGGCGTGACGCATCCTTTACTCGCCGAATCCGTCACACAGTTTCAAGCACACGCATACAAAGAAATGTTACCCGCCGGTGGTCCGGTTCACACACAGGTCGTCGGTGATCAAACACCGGAAGTGATGGCGCAAGCCGAGCGTGTCAAAGATTTCATGAACTATGAAATCACCAACACCATGGAAGAGTATGATCAAGAAATGGATCAGATGCTTTTCTATTTACCGCTCGCCGGTTCCACCTTTAAAAAAGTTTACTACGATGCTTCTCTGGGAAGAGCCGTATCGCGTTTCGTGCCCGCTGAAGATTTAGTCATTCCGTATGAGACCACCGATTTAGAAACAGCGGAAATGATCGGACAACGGGTTCGGGTAACGGCGAATGATTTGCGCAAGAAACAAGTCATGGGCTTTTACCGTGACATTCCGTTAAAGGCAGGACAAGAAGAACAAAATCAAATTCAACAAAAATACGATGATTTAGAAGGTACTCATCCCGAAGAAAACGACGATGATATTTTCAATCTCATCGAGTTCCATGTGATCTGTGACATCAAAGGTTTTGAAGATAAAGGCATGGATGGTGAGCCCACCGGTATTATGTTACCGTATATTATTACAGTTGATGAGAACTCATCGGAAGTTTTATCAATTCGAAGAAACTACAAAGAAGACGATCCGTTAAAAAGAAAAGTAGAATACTTTGTTCACTACAAATTCTTACCGGGTCTGGGATTCTATGGCTTTGGATTGATTCACATGATTGGCGGTCTATCTAGAACTGCCACGGCAGCCCTAAGACAATTACTAGATGCTGGTACTCTTTCGAATTTGCCTGCCGGCTTTAAGGCAAGAGGGCTACGGATTCGTGATGATGACTCTCCTTTAAAACCCGGCGAGTTTAGAGATGTGGATGCACCGGGCGGAAGTCTAAGAGAAGGGTTACTTCCTTTACCGTACAAAGGACCCGATCAAGTGCTCATGCAGTTACTGGGTTTTTGTGTGGAAGCAGGAACACGATTTGCAGCCATTGCCGATCAGAAGTTAGGGGAAGGTTCTCAAGCTAATCCTGTCGGTACCACCATGGCAATCATGGAGCGTGGTGCGCGGGTCATGTCAGCCATACACAAAAGATTACATCACGCACAACGCAAAGAGTTTAAAATCCTAGCACGCGTCTTCGCCGAATACTTACCACCGGAATATCCTTACAATGTAGCCGGCGGTAATCGTATGATTAAGATGCAAGACTTTGATGACAGAGTCGATGTCATTCCTGTATCTGATCCAAACATCTTCTCCATGGCACAACGTATTACGTTGGCACAAACCGAATTACAATTAGCTCAATCGAATCCTCAAATTCATAATTTATATGAAGCATACAGAAGAATGTATGAAGCATTAGGCGTTCAAAATATAGAATTGATCCTACCCCCACCCCAACAGCCTACCCCTAAAGATCCGGGTATGGAAAATGCGGCAAGCCTAACAGGCCAACCAATGCAGCCGTTTCCGGGGCAGAATCATGAAGCCCATATTAATGCTCACCGAGCGTTTATGAGTTCGTATTTAGTGAAAAATAATCCACCGGTGCTAACCGCATTGCAAGCACACGTGTCAGAACACATCGCACTACTCGCAAGAGAGCAAGTGGAAGCCAAAAATGCTCCTGTGATTCAAGAACAGGCACAACAATTTGGTGGTCAGATACCTCCAGAGCTTCTCCAACAGTTCCAAGCACAGAATGAAAAAGAAATTGCTGAGGTCATTGCTCAAATGACGAACGATGCAGTGGCGGAAGAGCAAGAATATTTAGAAAAAACAGGTGAAAGTGATCCGTTGATTGATCTCAAACAACAAGATTTACTGTTAAAGCTCAATGAACAGCAAATGAGACAAAAAGAACAAGAAGAAAAGTTCGAAATTGATCGGGAAAGAATCAAATCTCAAGAAGAACAGACCGATAAACGAGTTCAAACACAGCAAGACATTGCAAATTTAAGAGCACAAACTACAATGGCAAAAGCAATGGGAGGAAATCGTGGCCCAAATACCTAAAAAACTTACTGCTGAGCAAAGAAATGCAATAATGAAGTTATTGCAAAAGAAAAAAGGTGTCGATGCGTCTGAAATCCGCAACGAAATAGCTCAAGTATTAAGAGGCGGAACACCCCCTGCTCGTTATGTAAGCAAAGGTGGTTACATAACCAAGAAAAAGAAAGGTGCGACAAAAAATGCCACTAAAAAAAGGTAGTAGTCAGAAGACAATTAGTGGTAATATAAGAAAATTAAAGAAGGAGGGTCGCCCTCAAAAGCAAGCTATCGCAATTGCGTTGAGTGAGGCAGGTAAAAGCAATGTCAAAAAACGAAAAAAATCCAAAAAACGAAAGACTGCCTGAAATCGATGAAGCAACCATTGAAATGGTTGTCGGCGATGTTGAAAAAATAGTATCCTTGATGATTATGCAGGGTTATGACGGCATTACAATCTCTAGTGCCTTATTAGGTGTTGGAAAGCGTGTAATGACTGCATCTTTAGGTGCTATAGACACAAAAAAAGCTATCGAAAGGCTTGCAAAATTTCCAGATTATAGCTTGATTAATGGAAATTATACAATACACTAACCCCCATGAAAAATAATAAGTCAATGGACACAAAATCTCAATATGAGATGACAGGTGACGGCAAGGTGCCTTTCAAGACTGCACCAACTGATCCCTCGAAGTCTAAAACTCAAGGTCAGAAAGCAATTCAAGTTAAAAAGAAACCATTCAAAGGAGTATTCTAATGAAAGCATGGATTAAGGATCTTTGGGACAAACACCCAAAGAAAAAATGGCTTGTAATCGGTATAGCTATCGGTTGGGCCTTAGCTCAAATCATCTAATAAATGTTATCTAAAATTTTAGGCGGATCTTTAGTGGATACTGTCGGTAAAGTTATCGACAGTGTTCACACATCCGAAGAGGAAAAAGGTCAGATTAAAATTAAACTTCAAGAATTAGAGAACGAAATTAATTCCAAACAAATGGATATTAATTTAGCGGACGCTCAGTCTACTGCCACCGGTATT